CAACCAAAGCAATAGCACCTGGGGTTGGAGCATTTAATTGAAATGCACCACCAGCGGTATTGCCGATGAAGGTAGGAAGTGGGCGCCAATCACCCCACTTGTTTTGTACATTTTCGTCTGTAAACCAAAACTGATTTACATTTTGGCCTTGCGACCAAACAAACTGATCACCCATAGCATCATTAAGTTGAGCACCAATATTCATAAAGTAACTCCCTGCTGCAACTTGGAATGTAAATGGAACATAAAACTCATAGACTGGTTGACCAAAGAAATTATAATCACCAGTTGCAGTAACAGTAATACCCGAAAGATCAATCTTTTGGTTTGTTACGTGAGTTTCAAAGTCTGTATTCCACACAATGATTTGGAAACAATCAATATTAGTTAAACCTTGATCATTAAAACCATTCATGGAACCCCACCAACGAATAGATGAAGTTGAATATGTTTCTTCAAGATCAAAACCTTGTGCTCCACTTTGAGCATAAGTATATGATCCCTTGGAATCAAAAGCATCTGAGTAAAATCCAACTGTATCTACAACTGGATTATTAGCAACAATAACTTCAGCACATGCGGCTGATGAAATAAATAATACACTAGCAAAAGTAATCTTCATATTAATAAGCTGCTTTCTTAATCTTAAATGGAGCAGCATCTTTAATAGCTTGCTCTACGGCTTCAATAGACTCACTTGGGATCTTGTTTACTTGATCTTTGTGATCACTGAGGATACCTCTAATAACGGTATATAAACCTGGTGTACGTCGATCTGGATCTTGTAGATCATTAACTAAACAATCTAAAAGAAGATCTTGTAGTTGATTTAACTTTTCTTTCATGGCTTCTTACCAAACAACTCAGCAATCTTTGAGATTGGAAAGATATGGCCTACAATATAACCAACTACTGCAAGCATACCAGCAAACCAAACACTACCAAGGAACGATTCAAAACTAGCTAATACTGTTGTCATTTTTTGTCTCCTTTGTTTTCTTGAATGCTGCATCAAAAGCAGGATCAGATGCCCTGAGTGCAGCTACCATTTCCCGTGCTGTAGCAGGATTATCCTGCGCTAAAGCTTTCCGTGCTATATCAGCTTGCTCTAGTTTAGCCTTAGGAATAAATAAACCTAGTGAGTAAAATATACCTTTTAATAAATTACCTAAACCTGTGTACCATAGTAAGAATACTATAGATATAAGACTAAGGGTAATCATAATATAAGTTAATAAACTTGCCCACCAAGGTACTTCGTCTTCTACTTTAGTTAACGCAACCAAAGTAGACTTAGTTAGATTAATAATTACTTCTTGTTCTTGAACTCCAGCTTGAGATTCAGACTGGATTGACTCTACATCAATAAGCTCGGTTTTAGTGGCTTCTTCAATTTTTTGGAAGCGTTCCTTACTTGACTGTGCAGACTCTTGAACTACAGTTGTATTTTCTGCAATAGTTTTAGTTGGAGATTTACAACTTGCTAGGGTAAATAATATTAAGAGTAAAAAATACTTCATTTACGTTTCTCCAATTCTATAACTCTTTGTTTTAAATCATCTAACACTGCACCGTGACGAGCATCATTAGATGAAACTTGAATCTGGGCTTTAACCAAATCTTGAACAATAACCTTTAACTCAGCTAAATCTTTATCAGTCTTATCAATTAATTGACTTCTTTTTCCAATATCAATAAAAAATCCACCAACACCAATAGCTAATACAATAAGTTGAAACCATTGAAGTACAACTGTTGGACTATTACGATTCTTTTCCTCCATTAATTTCTCCTTATTCTTGAGTTGCTAAAGAATTAAATCCACTACTATTAATTAAAGCTAAAGTTCCATCTGTATTTAAAACAGATAAACGAATCCAAAGATTACTAGGAATACCTAGGTTTGTAAACTTTACAGCACACTCGACACGATTTGCAATACCATAAGATTGATAACGAGCTGCTGTTGGAGTAAATACAGAATATGTTGCAGAATCGTTATAATTAAAAATATCTTTTGTATCGTCTCCACCAAACTGTACTTCAGATGGAGTAGCTGTAATAGGACCTAAAGTAAAACCCCAAGGTCCCGAGTCAATTTCATTGTCATCGGAAGTACTATCTCTTTGTGGATGTCCTGAATCCCCACCAACAAACTTTCTGTAAACTTTAGAATATCCTAAAGATTTTAAACGTGGAACACGAATTGCTAAGGTAATTACATAACGAGTATCACCTGCGTAAGTTTCAACTGATTCATTCTTAATGTATACTTTGAGTTTTGATAAGTCTGTTTTAGACCAGACTCTGGCACTAGATGCTTCTAGTTGACTGTATTGAGTTTTATAAATATCTGTAACTGTCGATACAGAAACCCTAGACTGATAATTTACATTATCGGTTAAACCATATTCTAAAATAATTGATGACTTAAGTTTATCTCTAAGTGCATCAATAAAATAATTACTAATGACACCTTTCTTAGCCACAACTCTAAAAACATATTCGTCTTCGGGATTAGGAACAAAGTTATGAGCATTAGAAAATATAGCATTCTGATCTACAAAACTTTGGTAAACTCCAGTATATCCAGCATTTGTGGTATTTCCACTTCCTGCATGAATATCATTTGGTCTAAAAGGCCACGGAACTATATTAGCAGCTAGTATATTTGTTGAACCACCACCATATGAACTTAATGTATAACTAGGATAATCATAACTTTGTCTGTACAAATCTAAATGTGGATTTAATGTACTTGCGTCTACAACACCAACATTACTGGTGAACCAATCAATATCTGCCTCATTAAAACGATAATCATAATTATTAGAAGCTTCTGTACTCCACCTTTGTTGCCAAAGTGTCCAAAGTCTATCTGCTTTGACATACAATCCATCGTTTACATCGCTTGTTGAGCTATCTGAGTTTACTACTTTTTGTAAACGATTCCAACCTTGAAACCGTACAGTTGGTTTTTCAGCACTAAAACTATTGCTTGTATTGATTGAACCTTCAGTTGTTGATGCCATTGCTAAAGATTGTTTATTATAATAAATAATTGTAGCAGGAATTTTCCACATACAACCAATAGCTGATTCTGCTGTTTCTAGTCTTTTATAAAGCAGTGTACTAGATGTACCAGAGTCGTAATAAAAATTATAATCTGCTGCTATAAAATAGTTTTTCATCAATCTAGCAATTCTATCTCGCTCTTGTGGATTAGCACTTACACTGTAACTACCTGGAGCCCTTGCACCAGCAAAACACATATCACGAAGATGTAATAAATAAAAATCTTTAAAGTTTACATTACCATTATTAAATGTACCGCTTTCAGCTGAGATTGAATTAAATGCAGTTGAAATATCAGCAATACTTGGATTTGCACCGTTTCCAGGTATATAAAACCAAGATCCTTCACCCCCATTTAAACTAAATATAGGCATTTTAAGAGTTGTTGTATAACACTCTGGTACACTAAGATAGAAAGCTGTAATACCATAGCCATATAGTTTTGACGTATATGCTGTTTCACTTGATGAAATAGTTGTTCTATTGTAGTATGGACTTGTGTATACTTTAGTAACTGGACTATTAACTGATTGTACCCCATGTTGAAATATTGGACCTACAGCTCCAACATTATAACCATTTACGTTGTATAATTCTGTTGGTTTATTCCAATACATAGATTTATAATTATGAAGAATATCAGTACCATCTGACTTAACTATAGTATTTCTACCTTGATTTAAATTCCATTCTAATTTAATCTTAATTGGATTTGACAAACGATCTGAAACATCTTGAAGACTATTGGTTACATTGGTAAAATAAGTAACTGGATCTGCTTCAGTTGGTAGAATTTTTTTAATAATATGATAAACTGTAGGGGGATCTGTAACTACCCATTGATCAGAGTTATTTTTAAATCCAGCAATTTGACTGATTGATGAAACATTAAGTGGTGTTACATTATGCCATGAAAGGTTTGTTGGAGGATAGAATGTTCTATTTGCGAAAAGAAGTTGTGCTTGGGTAATATCAACTGTTGGACTTTTTGCAGTCCATTTATTACCATTAGAAGTATCATATACTAAGATATCTTTATTAGCTACTGGAGTTATATCGACATCTGATAGATTTGAAATAGAACCACTAAAGGCATTAGATACAAACTTAGTTCCATTCCAAATAATAGCATGCCCAGCTTGTAAATTACTAAAGTCAAACTCTAAACTAGAGTTAGTTCCTGTAATATAAAATCCATTAAGTGTTGGATTAATCATTGTCCAAAATAAAACATTGGTTGGATCAATACTACTGGTAGCTTGGATACATTTATAAATTTTATTGTTAAATGAAACAATACTACCAATTGTATATGAAGTTCCATTTACCCATGCACTAACTGCGGTTGCTAAAGAATAATTAACATTAACAGTTGAGTTAGTAAAGTCTTTTTCTTGGGTTACAAATAACAACTGATAAAAACAATCATTAAGATCTTTAGCGGTAAGTTTAGCGCCTTCTGAAAAATTAGTAATCATGCGATCACTAAGGGTAGATCTTTGTAGCACAATCTGATTAAAACCAGCTAAAGATGCTGTAATATTAATAGTGGCATTAGTTTCATTAATAGTAAAATCTGTATTTAAAATCAACTGAACAGTATTACTTGTTGTAGAGTTCTTCTTAAATACTTTTAACTGAGTTGAAACTGAATAATTACAAATCCAATATAAAGAATTATAGGAATAAGTAGTGCCACTAACAGGCAGAGTTACTTCTGTATTTGTAAATAACGAAGAATTCGTAGTTAAATAATCATAACAAGGCATGCTTTCTCCTTATTCAATGCTGGTATTTAGAGATCTAAAGTTACCAACAATCTCTATATTTGATATATTACACGGGGTTGGATAAGATGATCTGATAAAGATTTTACAATTCTCAGAGTAACTAAGGATCTTTACCAAATGTTCACCAACTCTATCTATCCTAAGTTGAGCTAAAGTATCTATAATGCTGTTGGTATCTAATGGATAGAATGTAACAGGATTATCTAAACGACCCCGACGCTCAACAACTAAATCATATGAACCTGAATACAAGTGTCTAGTGGTTATCTTCTTAAGGTTAAGTACGCCTTCATAAACTGAATTAGGATCTTGAGAGGATCTATAGACTTGCTGCGACAATTCAACATTCATTTGATATGTTCGCCCAATAGAAACAGGATATGCCCTATAGTCACCAGTAATAAAGATTTCTGTATTATTAGTGGAAGCATTATAAGAGATATCTCCAGGAGCTACAGCAATAACCTTATATCGCTCTGAACCCCAAGAAGCATTAGTTAAAGAAACATAACTAACATTTGGATCATAGTAAGGAAGAATAATCTTTGTCTTACCTCCAAACAAACTACCTTCTGGTTGTTTAGTAATTAACCAATCTAACATAGGTGTTGTGTAAGGTACAGTTTCTAAAGAAACAAAATAAACACAAAGCTTATTAGGAAGATTATTAATAACTGGGCCAGTTGGTCTTTTGCTAATTATGTAAAGATCTTTTTCATATGCCTTAATAGATTTAATATTATCATTAGAAGATAATACCCATCTATGGAATGCATTCTGAGAAATCTTATCACCATTAGTTCTAAATGTAAATAAATACATATAGTTAGGGGCACTTTGATCTACCATAAATACAGTACTTGTTGCCGAACTAACACCTAATGCTGAGATATTAGAAGGAAGATAATCTCTACAGTGATGACTGATGTCCATCGAAGTTGAGTACTCATCACTAAGGGAACTACCACTAAGGTACATATACATTTTTTTATCATTTACAAAGAAAACATTTGTACCCATTTTCTGTGGAGCTGTTACTTTAGAAGTACTAAAGAATGAGGTAGGTCTAAACTCGACGTTAAACGGAGAAATACCTACATCATTTGAGCCACCTCTTACTTCAAACTGCGTTGAACCAGCACCCAAAACAATTAGAATATTTTGGAACGGTACAATATAAGTCAGTTTGTTATAAGCACCCACGCTTGCTTGAATATCAATAGGATCTGTTTCTACTATATTAGAAATATCTGATACCCAGAAATCAAAGAATGAGTTAGTCCGACTTGCCATGATTGTATTTTCAGTAGCAATCCAAAGTCTATTCTTCCAAATAGATACTGATTGGATTGTTTCTTTTCGCTCTAAAGCTTTAGGCCCAGGGTTGCTAAGGCTTGTTCCAGATCGTCGTGGAACCAAAGGCATGTGTTTAACCTTCCACTTACCTTGGTCTGTAAAGTCTTTGTAGATCCAAATAGGGAAAGTACGGTGGTCTATTACAGAGTTAGGACCTTCACTTCGTAGTCGTTCAAAGTATGGATTCTTGGTATAACGTGTTGCTCTATAAAAACTAGCAGGAAATGTTAAGTAATTGTTTCTTGCAGCGTAGACTTTTCCTAATCCAAGATAGTCTGTATTACCATCTCTATCTTCTGCTGGCAAGGGTGAACTTGGATAATAATGATCCTTTGTCCATACAATACCACCACCAGGAATAGAAATATTATGAGGTTTGTCATAGTAATCATAGATCATTCTACTGGCTCTATAGCCATTAAAATCTCTAACATCATTATAAACGTCAGATGCTGAAAACTGAGGAATCTCACTAAAGTTTTCTCTACTCTGGCCTTCTTCTTCTTCCTCTAAGGTATCTGGATTAATATTTAAAATAACATCATCTCTTACGTTAATCCAATAACGATCAGAATCAATTAAGTCTTCATCAACAGGTAATAAGGTTTGGGGTGGACTTGTTCTTTTATAGTTGATTACATCACCTGAGTGAATGTATTCATTATTTGGAAATGAACTAATCCAGTTAGTTGAAGAAATACCAGTTTCTAGGTTTCTATTATCTGGTAAATAATCAATAGGAATCTTTTTATTCCATAGTAACAAACCTACATCAAAGTCAGTAGAACCAAAAGTTTCATTAATAGAAGACGGTGTAACATTGACAATATTCTCTCCTGCTAAATAATAATTAGCAGTTGTTGCTCTATTTCCATATGTCAAGTATTCATAAACTGCTCGGTTAAACCCAGATGTATTAATAATTCCAGCAGAGTTATCTACAGTTTCTTTAATCCATTGAGTAGGTTCAATTCTATAAACAGTTATAAAATCAGAAAGATTAATTGTATGGCCACTGTAGGTAAAAGAGTTTTGAACTACAGGATCAAATGGATATCCTGCTCTATTAATAATAATGCAATAACGATTGTATCCATCAATATCTAGAAAGTGAAAATAAAGGTTATCAGTATTAAAGTTTAATCCCGCAGGAACCTCAACATTAGCAACATCTAGATAACTATTTCCAGTACTGGTGGATACATAAGTAAGTGGTGGTCTTTTTTCAACAGACTTCTCAAGAGTAACGAGGCAGTTATCTATGTTTTCAGCCTCACTGGTTAGTCTCTTAGTAGGTGCTTGTCGCCCTACGCCACCACTTAGTGTATTAATTGGAAGTCTTGCAAAAGCCATTAGAACCTCGTTCTTGTAAAGTATGGATCACTAGAGAGAATGCCACGTCTATCGACAGCTGCTCTAGTTCCATGATCACCTAGTAATATAGATCTATTTTTCTTAAAAACATCAGAAGCTCGGCCACGAGAAAGATGGTATTGTTCTCGCATAGCCATACGCTTATCGACGTCTAGATCACCTTGGGTTATAGCCTGATACTCTCTAGCAGCGGTTTCCATGATTCCTCTTTGTAAAGCAGAATCAATGTCATCCCAACCATAGTTGTTTGCTGCATTATTAAGTGTTACAATAACCTCAATTTTTAATGCCTTATCAAATATATCAGTCTGCTTGGTGATGTTGAACAACCTCGTTGGATTGGACTTAATAGTAGTTTGGATCACCTCCCCCGTCGTAGAATCGAACAGAGGTTCAACAACTTGAGCATAACAAGCAGTATCAGGTAAGATAATCTTACCTACGTTAACACCAGCTGTTTCAGGAGTAAAGGTAGCAACATATCTATTGTTTGCTATACCTCTCATTACAGCTGCCTTTATAGTTTGATTAAGTATGAACTGAGCAACACTTGTATCGACACCCGCATCTGTACTAAGATCGTTTACTATGTGTTCACCCGAGGACAATAGCATGTGATTAACTGCATCTACATAGCTGTATAGTCCCATTACTTACCTCCCTTCTGCTTATAAGGCACAAGTTTGTTTAACATTTCTTGACGTTTTTCGCAGCCACATCCTGGGGTTTTTTTAAATCCCAGTTTGTTTGCTACCTTAGCTACGGTATCGCCAAGACCCCTGGAAGACATTTGAATTGGATTATATGGTTTTAAAGACATAAATACTCCTGAGAAAAAAATACCTAGGGGGCCTTTCGACCCCCTAGGTACAAGTAATAAAATGTAATTAGTTAGGATTAGGATCCTGGAACAGCATAAGTTCCTTGGATTACGCCGCAAAGTTCTGGACGAAGAACGCCAGCACCAGCCATCATGGAGCTTACAGTAAAGTAAGTACCACGGCGGACATCCTTAACAGATTCAACCTTCATACCTTGAAGACGTAATGAGCAAACTGCTGACTTTTGCCAGATAAGAGCCTTGACTGGTTTCATAGCAGTGCCGCTGACTGGAGCACCAGCTGCACTAACTATAGCAATTTCATCGGCTTCAGTGCCGTTGTACCAGTTAAAGTTATACTTAGCATCCCCGAGATCAGCAATTACTGATACTCTATCTCCAGTTGAACCTTGAGCATACTGACCAGTTGTAGTATTAATACCTGTTCGTAGAACATTAGTACCGCCATTAACCCCAGATTGAACCTTAGCATGATCTAATTGTTCAAGGTGATTGCTCTTAATAATCTTAACACCCATATACTCAAGAGCTTCGGTAATACCGAACATGTTCTGAGAAAGTGGAGCACCAAGGCCACCAGCTTCAGCTACACCGCCAAAGAATGGACGACCAGCACCACCAACAAGACCAGTAGCATCACGAGCAATACCAAGTGCACGGATGTCATGGAAAGCTTGTGGGGTTACAGCACAATAAACTTCACCAAGGGTTGCATCAATTTCAGAAAGACGAACCATGTAACGCTCAATGTAATCAAGAAGCAAAAGAGCTGCATCAGTTCTTTCAGTTTGAGTAGCACCACGAAGACCTAAGAGATTAAATCTAGCATCACTTGGTAGGATGTTTACATCTGCGTGGTTCATGCCAGCAAGACTGTTACCTCTGATATTGTTAAGTGGATGTCTAGCAGCAACGAATGCAGCCTTAGCAATCATGCAAGCAATTTGCTTGTCACGAATATAACTAAGTTGTAAACCAGCTTGACGAGCTAACTCAGCTCTGTAATCCCATTGGGTAAGCATAAGGTGAATATCGTCAAGTTCGAAGAATGCAGCCATTGGACGCTCATCAAGTGAGATATCGAACCAACCTGGAGTTGAGATGGTAGAATCACCAAGAAGCTCAATACCAGCGTTCCACTTTCCAATGTGACCTACAGTACCAGTAACAGGAAAACGCTTAGTAGTTCCTGAGGTAATGGTTTCTGTAGTAACCATTGGTTCAAAGATATTATATGAGTCGTAAGCATTGATTACTTCGCCCGACCAAATAGGAAGCCAATAATTTGGATCTGATGCACCAGAAACTGATGGAATAGAGGTTGTTGAAGCTGCTGAACCACCATCTGGCCATGAACCAACACTAGTACCGACTGGATAAATTGGGTCAACATTGTGACCTGTTTCGCTTGGACCTAAAGGCATATTTGTTTCTCCTTATATAGAAACTCTCTTTTAAAATAAATAAACATTAACGAAGGAGAAATTATTAATTCGTCCGTGTCCTTGTGGGATTATACGGAGTTAACGATTTCTAAAGCCGTACTTTGATGAGTTAATAACCATCTGCTCAACTGCTTTATTAAAATTAGGATCTGTTCTACGTCTTGGATCGCGTAGAGCAGCTTGTTGTTCAGCAAAGTTTTTAAATACCTGTACGGATTGTGGAACCTGAGAGGGATTAACCCTGTTTGACAAAGCTTGAGGTTCCTGAGTCTTGGGCTTTGCTTGTGGTTGTATTTGCTCATATTCAGCCTTAAGACCTAGGAGGACATTCTTATAGGCATTTGTTTGAAGAGAGCGATTAATAGCCGCAACTTCATCAGCTGGCTTGGACTCTTGAGCCCACTTGAATAGACGTTTAAGGTTGTCACTTCCGCCTACGACAACTGCCGCATCTTCCCAAGATTGCTTTGCTAATGCTTTACGACCCTTAATCATTTGCTCAATGATCACTTCATCAGCACCCATCTTAGCTTGAATCTCTTTACGAGTAGCTGCACTTACGGCACCCGTTGAGTCAATTTCTTTGCCCCAACGAAGCCAATCTTCTGCACTAACCCGAGCTGTAGATCCAGGCTGAGAAGTAGGTGGTGGTGTAATCTTTAGATCTTCTGGAACGCCAGAAAGATCCTCGACTGGTTCTGGTTGAACCTGAGCTTGAGGTGAGTCCCCCACATAGTTAGGATTAGTCACCCCATTTTGATTATACTGCTTCTTTAGAGAAGCTATTTCCTGTCTGGCTTGAGTGAATCCCTTGCGGGCTTCAACTAAACTGTTAAACCAATCATCAGCAGATTTGAAATTACTAGGGATTTTTTGCCCCTGATCTTGAACATACTTCATAAACATAGCACGTTCACGAGTTGTTTGTGGATCTTCTGATTGGATTGGTGTAGCAATGATTGGCTGAGTCTCGACAGGTTGAGATTGTTCAGCATTATTTGTATCTAACATTTAACTCTCCTTTAAGATTATTCGGATTACCGAGTCTTAGTTTTTTTCTTTGGTGTAATTGGTTTTTTAGAATCTGGCTTAGGACCAGTACGTTCTTTAATATAATTCATATCACATTTCTTTTTCATTTTTTCTTTGCTTTCTTACTGGTTTTTTTCTTTGTTGGTTTTTTCTTTTTTGGCATTGGTTTCTCTTCAGGCATTGGCATTTGAGCACCAAGACCCATTTGAGATTCCATCATACCAGGACCATAACCAGTTGGCATACCCATACCCATCATTGGCATTCTACTCATTGTAGCCTCATTTCTTTAGTTTGTTCCAAATAGCTAAACCAGTTCGGTGGTAGTTTCTTTCAATCTTAGAAACAGTACCGTTTCCAACAATATCACCACCAACTCTGTAATCTAATTGTTTATGTGCAGCAATAACTCCACTTGTAAATGCTAGATCATAACCAGTAAGTTCTATATCATTTGCAGCGGTACTTGTTGTAGTTAAGGAATAAGCTTGGTCAGATAAATTATTAAGTGGTGTTCCAGCAGAATTACTTGTAAAATCTAAAGTACCTACATCAGTTCCTGCGGCATTCCGTCCATGAAATAATGCTGATAAACGATTATCAACTAATCCTGTACGAATATTAACTGCAAATACACCATTACGATTGCGATTTGCAGTAGCCTCAACTAAATTAAATCGTTGATTATTTGTATTATTAGCTGGATCAATATATGTACCCATAGCTAAAGCTACACCTTGTTGAAATGAAATTGCTGGCATGGATTAGTCCTTTATTGTAAGATTTTAGTTTTATATCTAGAAAGAGTACGTTTAGCTTGGATATTACCTTGATCACAGAGTGCATCAAATTCTACTAAGTATGGTTCTATATCTACGGGATCAGTAGAGATAGTTGTAAAAGTCAAGTCAGCTTGAGAAACTGGATCAGTAGTATAGTTTAGAATTCTAGAAAATGGAGGAAGCCAAGGAGGAACAAAATTAATTGTTGGAATAGCAGCTGTATACAAATAATCTAAAAACATTTCACCAATAGCAAGAGATGCTGCTGGTGTAAATTGAGTAAAGTTTTGTTGTTCTCCATCACCAACATACCAATCCTCAGCATTTGGAGAAACATTAACATCAGTTAGATTAGCAAAAATTGTTGGTATACGACCTAAATTAATATAACATGAATTTGCTGATACCCTAACTCCACTCCTACTAATTTCTCTTCCCGAATTATACAAACCTTTTCCAAGTAAAAAGTTATTTACAAAGAACTCTGAAGCTCTTACAAATGTACTTCTTGAGTTTAGGTTATAAATTCTTTCTTCTGGTGGATTAGAATTTTCTATAGAAGGTAATGATGTGGTTGTTAAATGTGATGGAGTATAGAATACTACAACAAACTCATCTCTAGTAAATCCACTTAATAATAGGACATTTTCAAGAGGAGCTAACGATGTAAGTCCAAAGTCAGTTCTTGTATCTCCAGTTAAATTATTTGGTCTATTACTAAGTAAATACGCCCAACCATTAATTCCTGCATAACTAGTATTAGGATTGGCTAATTCCCAAATACCTATTTCATAAAAAATAACTAATTTTTTCTTTGTATTTGTGCTATTTAAAACATTATTTGTCACAGTACTATTTAAATACTGAGTAGTTTGATTGAGGTTTTGTTGTCGTTCTGCTATTGCTCTAAATACTTCTAACAATGTTGCGTTATGTACACCAGTTGCATTTCTAGTATAAGCAAGATCACCATTTCTAAATTGAAAGTCGCCAAGTAGTTTAGTAAAAGCTATTCCATTTTGATTTGAAGTATCAATACCATAATGAACACCGAGTGAAAAACTACCTCCAGTTATTTCTGCGCTGTTTTTTCCTACGAATCCAAATCTAAATTCAGCTTGATTCCATGATGAATTTACAGAAGATAGATTAAAAGGAATAGCTTGAATGACACGATTTGTTTTTCTTCGATTTGGCTCTACAAAAGTAACAGTATTTCCTTGATAATGTGTTGCTACATATGGAGCTTGGATATTCTGAAAACTTGAACCAGCTGTGGTGCTTCTTGTTATACCTGTAAAAACTATTTTTGGGTTTACATAAGGTGCAATTCCTGCTTTTCGTTCTGGAAACGTAGCTGCATCACCTTCGTAATCATCATAATAAAAAACTGTAGAAACATATTTAAAGTTAGGGGATTTAAAAATACCTAGCAATTCATCTTTTTCTGTAGAAGTTAAATCTCTAGTTGTTGGTTTTAGTCCACCCTTTATTGGAATTATTCCACTATAGACTTTTCCAAAGTTTGGGTGTATAACCATACATCGTTCTTTATCAATAGTTGGAGTTGGGCTTGTTCCAGCTAACTCTGGAATATCTTGCTTGGTTAAAGAAAATATTCCACACGGGTTAATTGTTGAAAAAGTAATCGGAGTTCCAGGAAATTGATTGTCTAAATCTGTTGTAATGGCAGATCTTTGGCATGCCCAATTATAGAGATTAAAAGCACAATTACTAACTTCAGCTGATTTAGTACCAAAGGTTCTTAAATAAGGTAATTTGTTTTGTTGATCGGTTACTGAGTCATCAACAGCACGCAATGCCAATCCCCAAGATTGTTTAGTTTTATTTGCAAAAGTTTGGTTTTCAGCTAGAGTTGAACCAGGAAGTGTTTGTGGATTAGCAAACATCCACCGCATGTATAGTTTTCCATTAATACGATACCCATCAAACGCAAGATACTCTGCTTTAGAAACGGGAGGAGTAGGTTTAATATTTAATCCACTAATTGTAATTAACTGATTCCAAGTTATTCTTCTAATAATTAACTTTTTATTTAAAACATCAGAAAAACAAGATGTCCAGAGTTGAAGTGCGTTAAACTCAGCAATAGTCAGTTCAGTTGCATCACCAATTGTGTTAGGTTCAGCTCTCCATTGAAGAGCTTGTTGAGCAAGTGCTGGGGCAATAAAACTCAATTCAGTTTCATTATTAAGAGGCGCAACTATTAATCCTAAACTAAGTACTGAAGCCTCTGTAGTTGTACCTTCAATAAGCCCAGCTGGAATATAATTAGTTTCACTTAACCAATCAAAAAGCTCAACTACAACTCCATTTTCAATATAACCAATACCAATATCAAAAACCACAGAATCTGGGTTACTTATTACTATTGGATTATTTACTTGCCAAAATCTTTGTGGTGCTTCAGGAGTTTGTACTATACTAAAAGGTGCTGGTTCTGTAGTACTAAAATACGAAACTGTTTCTAATGTATTACCCACTAATTGACTAAAATTCCCAAAAAATTGTTTATCAAATTTTCGATCACGGCTTGAGTTATTGTTTGTATTTAAAGGATTAAAAAGTGAAGTTGACTTAGTAAAATCTGACCAACTAAAGCTTTCAAAAACTTCAGTATCAACACTATAATTAATTTGAGTTGGGTGTGGGGTAGTACCATGAGTTATATGACCAAACTTTGAATAACCAGTTTGCTTTTTACTGCCACGAGTATAGTAAAAATAACTACCATAAGCTGTACTTGTTCCAGCTAAAAATCCACCAGCTCCCGTAGTATTTGGATTAGACCATGTAGTAGAGTTCCAAATATCAAAATTTGGACAAACATTTGATTCATATCCATATTTAACACTTGTTGCGTATAAAGATCTATTAGGTCTACCACTACTATTATTTCCTGTTACAATAGCTTTAGCAATACCATCAATTAAACCACCAACAGCATGATAATTAGCAGGATTATTAGAATCAAAAGTCGATGTTTGTGGTTCAAATCCACTTGCTGCTGAACATAAGAATACAACATCAGTACGACCTGTATCTTGTTCAAACAAAAACCGTTTAAGTCTCATGTAAGGAGACTCTTTAGTTCCATCTGAGTATATATAATTATTACAAAGAACACCTGTTGGTCTAAAATTAACTGGCATCTATACTCTCCTTATGAATTACCTAGAGGATTGAGTGTTGCATAAATAAATGAAAGAACATCTGTACCAGATGTAGTTCCTGTTGCCATAAAGCAAGACCCACTCTTTAGATTTTTAAATGATAATAATTGATTACATGGAATTGTAACTGAACCAACACCATCAATAAAGATATTAGCAAACGATGCAGTTCCTGATGAAGCAATTACATGTGTGGTACCTGTTGTAATAACAAAAGGATTTCTAGCTTGGCTGTTTGCAACAAGAGTACTAGCAGTAACATTAGCGGTAGCTGGTTTATTAATTGTATAATAACCAACTAAAGTAGAAGTATTAATCCCAGGAAATACAATTCCACCAGTAAATCCAGTACCAGGGTTTGTTGCTAAAGTAAACTCAAGTGAAGTTACAGTTGGGCTTCCTGTTAAAGTATAAATTCCATTAAGAGCTGAGTTAGTTGAACTTTCAATATGAATAAGTTGTCCAGCAACAGGAGCAACAGGTAATGCATTAACAGTTAAAGTTACAGTTGTTGAAGCATAACTAACAGCGGTAATTGCATAAGAAATTGGACTTCGTTGAGCAATTACTCTTGTACAAGCTGCAAATGGAGATACAGCGGTACTGGTTAAAAATATACCAGACTCTGAGTTAAGGTTTACAAATACAGCGTTTGGAGCCGTAGTTACAATAATCTGAGTCGATCCGCTAAAGCATGTTCCAGTAAGGGAGTGAGCCCCAACAGTAGTGACATTTAACGTGCCAGATGAAGCAATAAAATTAATTGAACCATTAGGGGGAATCATTTCTTACCTCCGCATCCACATGACATCTTGGGTTTCTTCTTAGAAGACATTTTCTTTTTCTTTGCCATTATTTTTTTCCTTTCTTCTTGGATTCCCAAGACACTGGTTTAGAACTTTTCTTTGCTTTTACACCTTTACTTGTACATTGTGCTTTGGTTGGTCGGCAAGCGGGATAAGAGCCGCCAGACTTGGCAGACTTTCGACCACATGGCCCACCCGTCTTACAGTTTATCCAGCCCTTACCATTGTTCCGCTTGAACCAACCATGCAAACCTTCCTTTTTTTCTAAGGAAAAGTCAGCCATTACTTCATACCCTTCTTTGTTGACATCTTCTTACCAGTTTTCTTGGCTTCGGCCTTTGCATCGGCCTTGCCCTTAGCTGTGTAAGGGAATGATTTCTTACCTACTTTTGGCATCTTAGCGCCCTCCTTTCTTGGTCTTATTACCCCAGTTCTTGGCCCCTACCTTACGGCATTTAACCATAGAACCTGAAGCGTAAGCACTAGACTTACCTTTATACGCTTTCATAACTTTTTTATAACATGCATCCTTAGGCATAGATTCTAACTCCTAGGTTATTTGTTGAAACCCTTAAGGGTCTTAGCTAGATTGCATTGACGCTTGGTCTGAGTGGTTAATTTACCACCTTTGCAATAGGAAGAAATAGACTTACCAGCTGCTTTAGCCTTCTTAGTTAAAGCTCCTGGTCGTTTAATTGCACCCTTAATCCAATTATTTTTACTTGCCATAGTTTCTCCTTAGTGTGGTTGCTCTATTGAAAATGTGTGACAATGAACAGCTACGGCAGCGGCTGCTAATGAAGTCCTTCCACGCCAACAATGAGGAACAAATAAAGTTGTATTTGGCGGAATATTAGCTGTTCCAATATTATTACTAATTTCTTGATTGCTTCCAGAGTTAGCATAAATTTTTACATAATAATGAATTGTTGAATCGTTTGGAGCAGCATACAAACAAAATTCTACAATATCAGTAAGGTTAGCTGTAAAACCAGTTAGTGGTATTGTTGTTGGAAGACCTGTTCCGTTTCTATGGATAATAGTATATGTAGTTGATCCACCAGCTAAAACCAAACCAACAGTATTTCTCATAGAAGCATTACTTGTTGTAGTTGGATTATCAATTGCTGTTGCATCTGGGGCGTTTGTAGAATCGTTTAATCCTACAAATAAAGTAGCATCTGTTTGTAGAGTTGCATCTCCAATACCAAACTTCCATACACAAAAGAAACCACCACGATCTACCCCGTTACCTCTCCAACACTGAGCTACAGATGTTCTCCACCCAGCTGCGTTTCCTGCGGTATTAGCGGTAAGAAAACTTGATCTACGAGAACCAGCTAATAAACTTGTTGTACCTATTGTAACTGCACCAGATGCAGTATTGCCTGTACCTACGACTGTTGGTGTATAGACAAATCCCGTAGATATTGGAGCCGTTGTGGTGCCTGCATTAAAGTTCATCATACTAAACTTATTTCTTGCAATGCAAGTCTGAAGATTAGTAGCCCAACCAGAAGAATCAACAAAGGCTGGTAAGTCTCTTTGACCAATACTCTTTGTATACATTACAATAGAGTCTGCTGGTGCTGTAGTAGGTTCTGAAGCTGGCTTAACTAACTCTAGATTATTAGAATTAATCTTAACATTAGTAGCTCCTGCAAAGGCTGAAGCATTGTTGTATTGTACTTGACCTGTAGAACCACCTGGGCTACCTCCTGTACTTAGCGTAACAGGAACCCAATTAGTACCATTCCATTGAGGAACTTGATTGGGTGTTGCTGAACTTTGGGTTAGATCACTAAGAGGATGGGTATGACTAGCAGCGGCAATACCAGCTGTAGCTAGTGACCTATTCTCCCAACGGAGATCCGTGTTATCCCATTGTAGTACATCATTATTAGCAATGCTGGTAATTTTGACATCTGATAATTCTTCTAGTTCTTGGTAGTTCTGAACATTGATAAACATAGCGCCAGTACCAGATCTCTGAACCAAGAAACCAACCCTAACTCCGTGTAGTGGTTGAGGAGGTAGTCCAGTACGCATATCCCCTGATGTATCAGCAGAAAGATAGAGTGCTTTACCTTCTTGTCCCACAAGAATTTCTGTGGTATTTGTTGCAAATCCCGTTAAATAACCAAAGGTTTGTACAAAACCACTTGTATTATGTGCGATATCTTCTGCTGTTACTCCAATTACATCAGCACTAGTAGCTTCAGTTGTTGCATTAGCCAAACCAATAGTTAATTGCGTATTGGCATGATGTCCATTTATGTATACAACTTTACCTTTTGGAATTAGAGATCCACTTGTGTTTCTTGCATATTTATATAAACCTTGACCAATTTTAAGGTTTGTATTGGTTGTTAAACCAAGTGATAATGTATTATAAGTTGTATCCCAATATTGACCACCAATAGTATTTGTTGGTGCTAATGGTGTTGTATTAAAATTAAGTTGAGATGTATTTACAGTATTTACCGTAATTGAATTAGGCAATCCTACAGTATAAACTGAACCAGCACTAGTAACTTCTACTTCATTAGGGGTACCTTCTACAGTAGTACCTGTAGGTAATACTGGAGTTACATCTCCTAATTTAAGACTAAAAAAATCTAAATCATATGTAGTTGCATTAGTAACATTCCTAAAAACAGATATACCAAGGTTTAAAAATCCTGTAGGAATATTTGTTGTATTTGTAACTTCAGTTGTATTTATAGTAAATATAGGTTGATTACTGGAGTTTCTTGTAATTTTTAAAATATACCAAGTATTAGCTACCCAAGCAACACCTGTATTAGTTCTTGTTTGTGTACTACTTGTTTTTGTTACTGCAAAGAAATTAGTATCTGTACTTAGTAATTCAAAGTAAATTCCATTTGTTGTTTGGTCTATGCCACTAGTATTTTCTAAGTCATTATTTAAACCAAACCTAAAAAACGTATCTTTAATACCAGCTGTTCTAAATATTAAGGTTGTGGTATTTAAGTCACCAAATCTTAGTAATGGTTCATTACCTTGAGAACCTAATGCAAATCCACAAACCACAGATTCAAAAGGTTCTAACTCAATAATACCAAGGTGATCGGGTTCTGAATTTGCAGCTGTAACTGTAAAGCTAAAATTGTTAAGTAAGGTAGGAGAAACAGTAGGATAACTATAGGGTATAACAACACCATCGCCTCGATCTCCATTGTTTAGATTTAAAAAATTCTCAACAATTAATATTGGTTGGGTTGGATCTGTTGGATCAATACCTCCACCACCACCAGATGGATTATTTTCTAAATCAATAACCCTAGCCATTAACGAAGTAGGTTGAGTATCGTCTAATTGAAACTGCAAAGAACTTGCTAGATTATTATTTTGATTTTGAAGACTGTAAACTTCACTGTTGAGGTTACTAATTCCAAGGGTATTTGTGTTAACCTGTTGTGAAATTAATTGATTAGTGGTTGTTTCGTTTTGAATAATTACCGCATCATTTAATTTAGCTAAACGTCTAGCAACAGCAGATTGTTTTTTATCAGTCATCCTTTACACTTTCTACCCTTAGGACAAGATGCCTTTGAACCACCAGGCCCTGCCCAAAGATTCTTACAGGCCCAGTATTTAGCAGTTAGTTTATTATCCGCAGCGTCGCAGTTATGCCGTGCTTTGAAAGACTTACGAGCTTCCGAACTATAGTTGTGACCATAACCTTTTGCTCCAAAGTGAATGATTTTTTCTTGACCATTGGCACATGCTTTAACCATTTTCTTTTTACCAGCAGAGGTAGATGCTCTGGGTTTATTACAAGGCATTGATTTTTTATCAGGTCGTTTAGCCATTTGGTTGTCCTCCTAGCATTTGCATTGCTTGTTGAGCCATATTAGGTGGGATATTTTCACCACCTGTATTAATTAGATCTTGTTGAGCAGCGCCACCCATAGCATTTGCAGCGGCTCCTGCAAACATCTTTTGCATTTCCATTTGTTGCTGAGCCTTAGCCATTTCCATCTTTTCTTGTTTGATTTCTTCGGCACTGCGAACCCAGTTGTTAGCATCAAAGCCCATAGAAGTAATCAAAGCGCGAGCATAGGATTCCCACTTAAAGGATGATGCCGCTTCAGGTGGAAGGTTACGAATCATTTCACCCATCTGTAATAGTTTAGTAATATCGGACTCTCGACTAAGTGATTGTAAACCAGTTAGGATTTCAATATTAAGAATACCATTATCTTCATCAAACTGCTGAGCCATGCGTTGATCAATTTCATTATTCTCCAACATCAAGTAGATAGTTCTCTTAATAATTGGAATCATAAAGTCTCTTGCAATAGCAGAGAATGTACCACCTAGGATGGTTTCTAGCTCGTTACCTACGGCTCTAATAGCCGTTGCTGTGACACGATCTCCTGTAGGCATGGCTGCGGTCTGTAATAGGAAGCCTTGGCCTACCTCTTTACGCATTGCTTCTACAGCTGCGCTAGATGATTGGAGCTGAGGATTCATGGTTTCACTGGGGGAGATTACAAAGACATCGTTCTTTCTAGCTGCAACCCATTGACCATTCTGAGCCCCAGCAAGATCATCTATTTCAGTAATTCCTGCGGGATCAATACCCATAAAGAAAGTTGAACCAGCGGCCATACCTTGAATAAGGGCACGGCTATAGGACTCAAGGGTACGAATGTCTGAATAAATATCTTCGACATGAGAACGTCCGTAATCCTCACCAGCAATATTAGACCAACGCAACATAATATAAGGAAGAACATCATAATACCCAGTATCAAAGGTATTGCCTTCCATTTCTTTTTCAACTTTCCATTGCTTTGTGTCTTCGTCTTGTGATACTCTAATGTATATTGTTTTATAGCCTGTTTGTGTTTCTTCGCCCGAAAGGAAATCATAGGCACTTGCTGGTTCCTCATTACTTGGGGAAATAAATTCTAAATAGATAAACTCTTTTACAGAACCATTAACATCTCTTCGGACAACAAATTGATCAAGTCTAATTACTCGGAAACTGTAATCGTTTTCCATAATAATTAAAACATCACCAATAACAATTAAATGTTGAATAGCGAGATAAGCCATCTCTCGCAAGTTATTTGATATTAGTTTTCTATAAACTTGGAAAGATAACTTATCTAGATATTCCTTAATATCTGGAGTAGGTTCTCGACCATTCTTTAAACCAAACGAAAAGAATGGAGTATCGTTTAGTGGAATAAGAACACTGAGAATCTTACTTGCTAAAGAAGTTACACCTCTAGACTGAACCGAAGAATAAGTTTGAAAGAGGTTATCTTCTCCAGTCATAGATTGATAAGGTAACAAGGTTGGTACTGTAATTGCAGCACATGCTCTTGCTTTATCTAACTTAGTAGTTCTTTTATTATGGAGTGTTAACCATCTATCTTTAATAGTCTTTTCTTGGTTCATTGTCTCTCCTTAGAGTGGTCTATCTTCTTGTTCGTAACCAGGTCTTTCAATTGTAGGCATATCTAAATTAAAGCCACCACCGAAATCACTGGATTCTTGAGCTGATTGTCCAGTCATTTCTCTAAATAATGATGCTTCTTGTTTTTCTTCTCTTACTCTTGAGGTTTCTTTAGCTTCAGCAGCTTCAGTTCTTCGTAAGAATTCGAGTTGTCTTTCTCGTTCTCTTTCTAGACGTAACCGTTCTTCGGCTTCCTTTTGGTATTGTTGTTGAAGAGACATTTGCCGAGTATACATTTCCTCTTGCAAACGCATTTGTTCTTTTCGTTGTTCGGAATTTAATCCGCCACCACTTCCACCTTTACCCATAGTTACCTCCTTTCTTGAGATTCTAATAAGGCACGAAGTTTATTTAAAACTTCTAATTGACCAGCCTTGAAGCCTCTATCAAAGTCCTTTAGTTTTAGATCGTTTGGGACTAGGATTATTAATTTCTCCAGGTACTGAATCAGTTCCTTCGGTATGTGAAACTCTTGTTTCATTTTTAATCTTTTCTAGTTGTAGTTGATTGATGTAATGCAAACAGAGGGCGAGATCCTTGTTCTGGACCCCGCCCTCACGATGTTGCTTTAAAAGAATTTCAATTCTGTTCATTGTTCTTAACCATTATATTGAGATGAAACTTCTTATCTTCTGGAGTAATCTTATTCTCTTCAAGAGAATTATGTAGATTATCAAGAAAAATATTTACCATTTTAATGTTATTAAAGCCGACATCAAGGGTGGCTTCTTTTAGCTGTACTAATTTAATAGTCTCGGCTAACGCCTGATCCATATCATACTCGGACTCAATAAACATTGTTGGCATAATAACTCCTTAGGTTAATTCACATCCCGCTGCTGTGCAAACCATAGCATGAGATGACTTAGTTGTATCTTCTTGTTCATACTTTGAAAGAAGACTCCAATCAATAGACTCTGGCATCTTAGCATTTAACTCATTATACTGTTCTTCAGTAATAGTTTCAAATGGCGTATGTTCATATGTGTTGTCATCCTTGGGTAAGAAAGATACACCTGAAACATAATGCCAATTAGTCCATAACCAATGACCAATAGACAAGAAATCTTTATCTGTATAGTTTACAGTAACACTTGGTTTGTGATCACAATACCAAAGTTGATATGCTAACCACAAATTAAGATGACCTATTGCATTAATTTGATCTTGAGTAACACCAAAGTCTGCCTTAACAGGGAATTCAAACACAACCATAGTTTCTGGACTATAGAAGAATGGTTGCCAAGGAACTCCAGCATCCTTAAGAAACTGAGTCATTGGTGATCCTATGGGCATTTGGCTACGTCGAATATAAAACTTACTATGTCTTGGATGTAAACCAGATGCAGTACCAGCTACACAGCTAGTAGTTCCTTCTGGCTTAATACAAGTAATTGATTTACTTGGAGAAATATTAATTAGCTTTGCCCATTTTTCATTTGTTGCATGAGCAATATAACGTAAAGCTTCTAGTAACTTTTGTAATTCTTGGGGACCATGACCACCATTGGTATAGATATTATCAAAGATACCAGTCATAGATACTCCAAGTAGTCGCTCCTCTTCGCAGTTATTCTTGAAGTTAATTTGTCTTCGGGATGCAAAGTATTTGAAATCAGTAAGAGCTGACTGAAGAGTACCAAGAATGGTTGCATATCTAATCTTATCTATAAGTTGTGGAGCTTGATCGTCTGGACGAACAGCAATTGTTGAGAGGTTACAGAATTGATCTGGACGTAGAATAATTTCTGAACATGGATTTGTACCAAATGCATAGTTAGTATCTCGTCCTGCTCGTTCTGCAAACTTCCGCATTGCTTCTCGATTACAGACACCACGTTCACCAGATCGACTATTGTACAAAGCTGACCATTCGTGTAGGAACATACCCATATCTGGTTTTGTTTCATACACAGCTGAATTATTAGCTAATGATCTACGACCATGGGTTTCCCACCAAGGTCCAGACTTTGCATGTGCCATCTCGTGGTCAGAAAGATCAGACAAAGAAATCAAAGCAGAGCGACGTACACCGCCTGAAATAATTGATTCGGCAACCTGACAAACAAGATCATGTACTTCTAATGACTTAAGCTTACGACCCTTGGCATTATGGAATACCTTAGCAGTAAACTTAATCAATTTAATATATGGTTCTGGACCAGAAGCTCGACCACCAAAGGTCTTGAGTCTTGTTCCAGCAGGACGAATCTCACTAAAGTCTACTTCATAGTGCTTGCCATTATACAAACCCTTAATAAAGGAAACATAGGTATCAGCCCAACCTTCTCTTGAATCTGGGACAACTAACTTTTCATCTACTTTGGTAATTGTTTCTGCAATTATAGGTAGGTTGTTAATATTGTCTTTTTCAACTGAGAACCCAACCCCAGTACCACAGGCTAGTGTATACAGGATATTGCCAAAGTCTTGGGGATCGTTGATTGCAATGTAGCAACAATTATAAGCTGCAACATCATCCTTATCCAAGGCTGGGCCAGCCGTCATTAGAGCACGCATAGAACCAAAGACTTGATACTCTTTCATCAAGTCCTTTGCTTTGTGAAGCTCCATCCAATCTTCGTTATTAAGACGATCCTTGAGATCTAGTCTCTTAATAAGATAATTGAAATAACGATCTACAGCTTCATTCCATGACTCTCGTCTATTCTTTTCTGGAATCCACCGACAGTACTTGTCAATGGCGGTAAACTCTTGTAGTAACTTACTCATTCTCTATAACTCCCTTCGATAAATCCAAAATGTTTCTAACTGCAAGGTTATTTGGGACCCATAAGTTTACCTTATGGTTATCCTTGTCATAATCCCCAGTACGCAAAATACGAACACAACGTGCTTGAGATAGGGCAAATTCTTCCCGAAACATCTCAACAGGTCGTTTATTTTCAGGCCGCTTAGCCCAGTCTTCTTCCTTGTACATAGTCATAATAAGCTCATCCCATGTTTCCTTGGGGCTATTATCTAATATCTTTTTAGCTTTGGCTGGGCCTACTTTCCATAGACCCCAGATATTATCTGTAGTATCCCCAGTCATCCATTGTTGATAGAAGTACTTATCGGCCTCTTCTCCAGATACCTGGACTGGTTCTGGCTCCTTGTCGGGGTTCCAATGCCAGCCTGGAATCTGACGTAGATCCTTGTCTACCGTCACTCCAATTGCCCTGCCTTCGGACACCAACATTCCAATAAGGTCGTCTGCTTCTAGGTTGTTCACACAACGTACTGTGGTATTGGGTATATCGTAAATACATTCTAAAGCCACTCCCATTGAGTCAGGGGATTTATAATCATCACGATGTTGTTTATAGACAGGCCACAACATTCGACGGTAGTTGTGACTTCTAGGACACGACATTGCAATATAAAGAGTATCTACACCCTCAGGGGTCCAGTTCTTTATATCTTGTGCAATGCGACCAGGAAGGTCTTCAATGCCTTCAGAATCAGCCCAGAAAGCCGCTCTATAGGCAATAATATCTCCATCAAGAATCGCTTCCGTTGGTTTCATTCAAGTCCTCTATTTCTGAAAGTTCTAAATAACCAATATCCAACCACAACTGAAGATTATTCTTTACTTCCTTTTCTAAAGTTGGTAGATAACCATCTCCATTAAAGATAATAATATCAAAGGTTTCATCATAATCATTTGGAGCTTCACCAGTAAAAGACTCTTCTACTACATTAGCAAGAGCTTCGCTTTCATGGTTTCTCCATTCAGCTTTATCTTCTGACAATTCTCTATAATCAGAAGAGACAAAGATTTGAGTAGCTACAAGATCTCGACCAAAGGCAAGTTCATTTGTATACCTAACATCATCTTGAATAATAACATATTCAAAGTTAGGTTTCTCTTTCTTATTGTCAATTTCTTTAAGCATGTATTCTTGGATTGTTTCATAAGTTTTAGTGACCCAGTAGTCTGGATCTTCGGCTCGTCTTGAAGCACCAAGCTTTTGGCAGAATTCACGATATTGTGTTGAATCTGCTTCTTTAGTAATTCCATTTGCCTCAGCCATCTTCTTAATAGCATCTGCAAATGGAAGGATTACTGGATTAAAACCAAGATCAAGTGAATACTTGGCAATTAAATGAGCAAGGGTAGTTTTACCTACCCTGCCCTTACCACTAATTTGAATAATTCTCATTATGAATCTCCTGCCAATGTCGAATAATATAACCCAATCCAATATCTCCACGATTATATTTGATTACAATTGGGTGATCTGGATTACTAGCTATAAACTCGTTTACTTGGCGCATAAAATAAACTGCATCATTCATCGTCGCCCCACACAAATCGTAACATTTGATAAAAAGTGTATACTAAAATACCAACAGCAATCCAAAGAAATATGTCTTTCATCGTTTAGCTCGATTGGTTGATTTACTAACAACTCTTAAATTCTTCTTAGAATTGTTTCTTGGGTTTCCATCAACATGGTCAATATCTTTTCCATCACCTTTCTTAACACGACCATCTTTTAAAGCTTTGCGTCGTACTTTATTACGGTGGGCTCGGTCTTTCTTTGATTTAGTTGAGGATTGAAACTTTTCGTATTCATCTTTATAATCTCGTGGCATTAGTGTGTCTCCGACCAGTTATTTCCAATTTTGTATTCTGCTTCAATCTTACAATTGCTGCGTAGTAATTCACCAGCAGTGGTTGCAGATTCGCAGAGGATGTTACCAACTTTATGAGCTACATCTGGATGACATTCTACTTGTAGTTCGTCATGAACAGAAGCAACCCAGTTAAATTTATTTTGACCAATCTCCATCTTAAGACGTTGATCAGCTACACAAGCCCAAGCCTTGGCAATATGAGCACCAGAGGATTGAAGCAAGGTATTGAGAGCAGCGTGTTCTTTACGAACAAAGACAGGTCGCCAATTAAACGGTTTGACAAAACCTTTATCTAAGGTATCAAATCGACAATTTTCAATCAACTTCTTAAGTCCAGGAATATTACTAAGTAGTTTATTCTTGGTTTGTTTGGCTTTGTAAGTAGAAGAGCCAATAGTCTTGGCAAACTTCTCATCACCACCACCATACAAGAAGCAATAGATTGCAGTCTTAGCTGTATTTCTAGACTCTAGTTCCATAGCCTTTTGATTGTGAGTATGGATATCTCCTTCACAAACTTCCTTGGCATATGAACCATTATCAAATGGATGTAGATAATGAGCAAGCATTCTTAGCTCTAGACCTTTGAGGTCTGAACCAACAAGAACCCAATTCTTCTTAGGAACAAACAATGCTCTTGCTCTAGGGTCAGAGTGGACTTGTTGAATGTTTGGTTCTTTGCTAGACATACGACCAGTCACAGCACCAAGAGTATTAATATAACCATGAATACGGCCATCTCTAGATTTACGAGCACGACCTACCCAATCAGATACTTGACTCATTAGTTTAATGAGATCGAAATATTCACATAGGGTTTTGGCCTCAGGATATTCTAGGTTAGATAGAACTTCATGGTCCACTTTGGGGTTGCCTTTGTCCGTTGTACTTGGTTCCCAACCATACTTTTCTTGGAGACGTTCTGCGATTTGTTGTCGAGAACCTGGATTGAATACTTCAACTTTGTCTTTGAGTCGCTTTCCTGTTTTCTCAGAATGTCTAACAATGATCTTGTCTGGGAAGATTCGACGCATTGTGTCTTCGATCTGTGACTTTTCAATTAGCAGTTCCATTTCTAAGGCTTCAGCCTTGTCAATGTCAAATCCAAACCCAGCTTCTACTTGACGCTTGATCATATCTGCTACGACATGTTCCATTCTAATAGCGCGACTATATTGAACCATATAGTTTTGCTGACTAAAGTGATCCCATATCTTTGCAGTTACAACAGAATCTTGTAGGCAATATTTACCCATTTCTTCTGTATATGAATCCCAACCACCTTGATAATCAATCTTGGATTCACCAAGATATTCACCCCACGCCAACAGAGAATGGGATTGATCCTTTGTTGGTGGATTATCCCCATACATCATTCGACTTAGGATTAATGTATCTAGGATTTCAGTATAAGGTTGTTTATTCAGAGGGCCATAGAGTCTTTCAATTAATGGAATATCAAATCCAAGAATATTATGACCAATGATTAGCTCTGCATTTCTAAGTATTTCAACACCATCAGTTAGATTATCCTGTTCAAATAACAGGGATTCTCCAGTTTCAATATCCTTAATGGACATACACCAAATCTTATTTGCTTCTGGTAGATATGTATCTTTCTTACCAGCAACAACTTCATTAAGACCATTAGCCTCAATGTCAAACACCAGCTTGTTCATAGCGATAAAGCACCTCTCCTTCAGGGGTAAGTACGAATGGAACATCCATAAGCTTGGATGTTTGGTTATTGTAGAACAATGCTGTAGCAATACCTCTACGACCACCCTTACGATTCTTAAGGACTCGTACATTGGTTGTGTTACAAGTCAATGGATCTGGGTGCTGAGCATTACGTTCAAGTGCAAAGACATTATCTGCAATCTGAGCAAGAGAACCTGAGCCACGGAGATCGTTAAGGTTGATTCGATCACCTTCGTCTACATTCTTATCAGTCTTCTTGATATGGGCAATGACATGGAGTGTGACACCAGTACGTTCGACCAGTTCACGGAGCTTCTTCATTACCGAGTCAAGAACAAGTCTTTCATCATTACCGAAATCAGAACCACTAGACAATAGCATATTACCAAGCAAAGTGATGTGGTCAAGGAATATGACTTTGCAATCCAAGCCAACAGCCATGTACTCAAGGCGATTAATAATGTTATTGATATTAGCATTACCGATATGATCATAAAGATAAAGAGGCTTAGAGCTAATATAGGTCTTTGCTTCAGCATATTCTTCCTCAGTTAGATTATCTTCTACCATATCAACAATAGACTTGTTGTTGGATTTACGAAGTTCATTGAGTTGACGTTGAGACATAATCTTACGGACTGGCTTACCAATCTTAAGTGAGATAAGGTCATCTACAGTTTGTTCTGGAGATTCTTCTAGGAAGACGCCACCAACAGCACGACCGTGGTTGAGATGATCGACCATTAGCTCTCTGATGATAGTGGACTTGCCGTGACCCGTGGCACTTGTCCACAGATTAAGACGACCAGAGTCCTGACCAATCATAAATGTTGTTAGAGAATCCCAAGGATACTCATAGACTTGAACCGATGAGTTCTCATTCTCTGAAACAATTTGACTGACGTGTAGAATTGAATCAGGTGAGTATGTCTTTGCATTCCAATATGCTTGAAGCAACTGAGCAGACTCAGCATTAATCAGCATTTCATTTGGATCTTTACGAGGCAATGACATAATCTTAGCCTTACCAGGAGGTAGGATCTCAGCAACTTCTCGTGCTGCACGTTGACCAGGATCATCCATATCGAAACAAATTACAATTGTTTCAAAGGAAGCAAGGTAATCATAATTATCTTTGACACATCTTACAGCTGAATTAACTCCATTTGGGATGGACACAACTGGGTACTTATTGTCAAACAGTTGGGCCATGGTAAGACAATCAATGGCTCCTTCTGTAATGAGAATCCTCTTGCCACCACTAGGAAACAGTTGTTGACCATAGAACTGCAAATTGGAGGTGTCGCCAAGCCAAGCAAACTTCTTTCCATCGTATCGGATATGTTGAGCTTGTAGTGTACCATCCGCATGGTAGAAATTTTCAACCTCTGCCCCTGTGTTGGTTGTTTCATATCCATACTGTCTAGTAGTTTTATCGTTAATTCGTCGGTGTGGTAAAGCCTTGATCTCACCTGTTCGGAACTTTTCTGTAGCATATGTTGGTGTCTCTTCTACAATTGTTTCCATTGGTTTGTTTCCTTTAATATAAAATTCACAAGCATAACAATAACTATGGCCGTCATCATAGACAGCAAGATTGTTACCAGATGTATCATTACCTTGTGCTGCACATTTAGGACAGCGTTTACGCGATACTACTTTTGATTCAGTTTCCATAATTACTCCTTAAGTAAAAATTAACAATGCCCCCAGCAGGACTTGAACCTGCGACCAACCGATTAAAAGTCGGTTGCTCTACCAACTGAGCTATAAGGGCCAGTAGCTTCGGGGGGACTTGAACCCCCACGCCTTGCGGCTACGGATTTTAAGTCCGCTGCGTATGCCATTCCGCCACGAAGCCAAGTGACTCACCTATAGTGAGTCTTAAAATAATTATTCCAATAGTCTGCTTCTTCAATCATCTCCATATTGCAACCTTGCACAAATAGAGCAATCGTTGTGATGGTTAACAGGATAATCCCAACAACCACATAGAGTACATTTACAAAGCTCTTCAGCTATATCCATGATTACTCATCCTTTCCTTTACCCCAGCCAAGATGGAATGTTTTAGTATCTTTACAATTTTCAAGCATTTCTCTTAGCGTTTGGTTTTCTTGATCCAACAATCTAATATGGGCAATACACTTACGGTGAATTTCTTTGGCGGTAAAGCCAAAGTGGTAATCAGTTGTTGACGAATAGTCAAGTGCATTTTCCAAGAGTTTAAGGATTTCATTTGAGTTCATTCTCAATTTCCTTTAGTTCCTTAATAAAACCTTTTTGAACATTAGCAGAAGTCTTAATTAACTTCTTAAGGCTAAGTCGTTTCATGTATGGTTGAAGAGATTGTATATTACCTTCTACCAACCAAAGTCTAGATGCAAGATCAGATACACGACTTTCGGTTGAACTATAGCAGGTAGACAGGTTATCTAATTTCTTATAAATAAGGTCGTTATTGCATGCATTAGAGTGTGTAAAATAATTTTGCGTATCCCGAAGACGTTTATTCCAATGTTCTTCAAGATTAAGCAATCGTTGATTTAGTACATCTTGATTACTTGTATTATCTTTTTGTAGTTTCTGAATTAACTTGTCATTATTCCAAGCAATTAGAATAAAAATAATAACACCAATAAAACTAATGATTGTAATGATTAACTTAAGTTCTTCCATATTTAATTTCCTTTCCAACTTTTTCCTTGTAAAATTATATACGCTTCTTCAATTAACTTAGCAAGTTCTTCTGCATTACCTTTTTTATTTTTGGGATTATAGTAACCATCCCAATCAGCCAAGAGAATAGAGGCATTGTAAATACGTTCCTCAAGAATTTTTAGTTTAATTTCAAGATCTTCGATATTGTGATAATCCATTTGTGATACTCCTTTAACATTTCCAGCTGGACTTGAACCAGCAACCTACAGCTTAGAAGGCTGTTGCTCTATCCAGTTGAGCTATGGAAATAAAGCGGGATGCTCAGATTTGCACTGAGTTGTCTAGCTTCTATGCTAGGACAAGGCTTGTCACCTCTGCCATTTCCTACATGGCTGCATCCCTTGTACTTAATCAATATGAATTTCAACTTCAGCACGAATGCTTTGCTTCAAATCAAACCGAACTGAATCCATAATATCTTCCTTAAGTCCACTGGTTTCGTAATCATTGATATCAAAGTTACGATTCATCCAAT